TAGCCTGCTGGAGTGGTGATAAACGAGAAATACGTTCAGCTTCTTTCGGATTAGACCCTAGGTAATAAGCCATATCGGGGCCAACTTCGGAAGATTGAATCGTTTGAGCCATCTCGTTAGTAATTGGAAGTTTGGGGTTATATGCGACTTGTTCAAAGTCATCATATTTATTCCGCGCTTCTTCTTCTTTATCGTGATAGGACTCAATGATCTCAGACTGCGCTCTAGCTTGTTCACGCCTAGCAAGCAATTCTTCTGCCTTACGTTCTGCCAACAAGTCGGCATATTCTTCAGGTGAAGCAAACTGCTCAATCGGCGGGATTTCTACTGGAGTTTTAAGCTGCCTTTCAGCGGCTTTAGCTGCCTGTTCTCTTTCCCACTTACGTTGCTCTCTAGCAAGTCTTTTACCAATAGCTGCGTCCAATTCTTCTTGTGTGAAGGTCTTGGTTTCAACAACTTCTGGCTCTACTGCTTCCGGCGCTATTACTTCAGTTTCAGGTGCAGCCGTTGCCACCTGCTCTGGCGCGGATACTTCCGCTGGTACTACTTCTTGACTTTCGTCCATTTCGATGTTTCCTTAAGAAACCCTGGTGTATCGCACCAGTACGATTTAATGCTTAAATATTAATCGAAGCTACCTTATCTTGGAAAGCTTTAATTCTTTCGTCAAGATTAACACGATCAGTAGCTAATGTATCTTGTGCTGATTTTAGTTCTGCTTGAGCTTTAGTTACGGCTTCTTCGCGGGAAGCTAAAGAAACTTCTTTAGTAGCTAATGCTTTTTCTTTTGCAGCGTTATCAGCAGCAGCTTTTGTTTCAGCCGCGGCTAAGTCTTTTTCACGAGCATCTAGCGCAACTTTTGTAGCTTTAAGGCCATCAGAGGTAGCTTTAGCGTCAACTAAATAGGAATCGCCTTCAGCTTTTTTGCTTTCAAAATAAGCATCGGCTTCAGCTACTTTAGCGTTGGCTGCGTTAACCGCAGTCATTGAGCCTTGGCGTTTTTCCAATTCGTCACGCAAAACAGCCATTTTGCCAAGATCTGTAAGAAAATCTTTGGTGAAATATTCAATTAGTTTGCTAGAGTCGATACCACCTGAGCCGTTAGAGAGATCCATATATCACCTTTAAGCGTAATAGCTAATGTTAAGTTCGGCGGTACCGCCATTGTCAATAAATTTAATGGCTTTTAAATTGCCATCATACTGTAGTGTTACCCCAGCGGCCAAAGGCATACCAATAGAAGCTGTAGGTGTACCGCCGTCGTCACGCCAGCGTACATTACCAGTCAAAGGGGTAATCAATGCAAAAGTAGGCATTTGTTTAAGACCTGATTTATCAACTTCAGGTACAGTTAAATTTTGAGCCGCGCCTAGGCTAGTAATTTGTTGATAACCCATACATACGGTTATCGCTTTTAGATTCATAGACATTAAAATCTCCCTCTTTCCGTTAATGAACGGAGTTTTACATAAAGTTGTTCAGCAGCCTCAATAATACCCTCAAAAAAGCTACCTGCAAAGAAACTTCCATTAAAAAATGGCCCCATTAAAAGTTGCCTCCGTTAATAGACGGTGAGTTGTACCACTTGGTTCCGTCGTATACAAGCAAGCTACCTGCTGTTGGGGAAACAATATTTACGTCGCCTTCATACTGTCCTAACGCGCCGCCAAAAGACGGGCGAATAAACAAAGAACCACTTGCGCCTGGCGATGCGTTAACTACTGCACAAACCTGTACTTTAGGGTTTGGAGCCGTTGGTAATGTTTTAGTAAGACCACCAGCTACGGCAGGGTTTAAATAAAGTAAATCACCATCTACCCATGATTCTGCACCGCCTGAAGTATTAATTCCTCGAACCAATCCAAACGCAGTCACATAGCCAAAATCATTGTTATCAATATTTTCTGTAGCTACGCCCATGACATATTGAGCCGTTGAAGCGGTAAGTCCTGTTGCTGGTGCTCCTAGCAATACTCCGCTACCACCTAAAGTGCCGGTAAACATGACAACTTGACCTTCAGTAATGTTGGCACTTGCTTTAATTCTAAAATAAGTTTCTTCGCCAATCTGTTGAATGGCGTTACCACCTGTCATTATTAAGCTTAAAGTTTTAGCTGAATCGGCAGCGTCCCAAAATAACGCGCCTTCGGCTGTCGGTACCGTTTCGGGTGTAATGTCAAACTGGATAAAGTCAGGGGTAGAAATACCACCTGTAACACCTGTTAGGCTAGTAATATCGCTATTCGCACCTGAACTAGCTACGTTTTCTAAGCTGTGGTCAGCATCCCACGCAAGTGCGCCCGCGGCGCTAAACGTACCGTCGGCAGGCGTTGTGTGGGTGACTTTTGCCATTATGCTAAGAATCGTAATTTATACAAGGTTGACAAATACAACTCAATGATAGCGTCAATCAAATTCTGCATTGGTGTGTCGTCTTTGTCGCATACATCGTAGCGTACCTTTTCGATCTCGGCAAGCTGTGATTCTAAGAACTCAGTCACGTTGCTAGTTTTTTTAGCAGACATCAAACTAATCGGGCCAATCAAACCATGACGCCCTTGATATGCCTCGGCAAACGAGTCTGCCAGGTCAATAATACCCTCGTAAAACTTCTGCAAAGCCTTATGCTTTGAGTAGCTACGGGTGTTCAAGTGAACCGAATGGGTCACATCACGGGCTAGAAAGAATAAACCTACAAAATCACACGCTTTCATTGTGGCATCCCTTGTGGTGGCATTTGTTCAGGTGGCATACCCTCTGGTGGCATCATGCCTTGTGGCTGTTGCGGCTGCGCCGTCTGTTGTTCCATTTGATCTTCTTCTTGCATATCCATGCCAGTGTCACGTTGCATCTCATTTACAAGATCGCCGTTCACCATCATGCCATGTACGGTACCCAACACAATATCTTGGATTTGGTCAGGGGTCATAGACGCTTGAACCGCAGCCAAACGCTTGGTTTCAGCATCAAATAGCTTGATTTGAGCCTCAAAGTCTTTACGCTCCAAGTCTTGCATTTCAATGGATTTACCCACGTTTTGCAACATTTGAGCCATACCTTCCATCTCTTGAGCCATTGCTTGCATTTGCTGTTGAGCAGCTTGCAAGGCAGGGTCTTCGTCGGTATCGGAGATAAGCTTTGGATCAATCGTTTTAGCCAAGCGTTTAGACATCTCTTGGGCGCCAGGCCAATCCATATTTTTAACGAACAGATCGCCAGCCACTTTCCACAACTCAGGGTTGCCTTGAAGGATCTGAGCCATAGCTTCCAATGCCTCTTGGCGCTTGGTCATGTAGCCTGGGCCAGTAGTAGCGACCACATCATAGATACCAACGCTAGGGTTGTAGACTTTTTCAATCACAACGCCTGTTTGGTCAACGATTTTCTTAACTGCTTCAGGTTGGTCAGGGTTTAGCTTGACCATTGACACTTCACCATCCACACCTACGATGCGAGCGATACGCTCGGTGTCGTAAATCTTAGGAATCAGGTCAATTAACTGACGCGTTGCAAAGCGAATTGCTTTAGTGAGGTTGTCGCCGTAGTGGAATGTACCCACATCGCCTTGGCGTTCGCGGGCAAGAATAGCTTTACCCGAGCGTTCGTTGCTTGTGGCACCTAAGCTCGAGTCATACTGTCCAGTAGTGGACTTGATATCGTCGGACGCACCCATTTTGGCTTGGATAAGTCCAGTTTGTGCCAAAGGCGGTGGAGCGCGTTGTGGGAGCGGCAATGTTGCGCCCATTCCATCGGTAACATCGGGATTAACTTCCAAATACGGCCAATTGGTCGTGTTTGCAGTTTTCCATTGCTGTTCGTAACCTTCAAATTGACCGCCGTAACCGATAAACGGTGCTTTTGGAGCCAATGCAAGCATTTCAGCTTCTTGAGATACCCAGTAGTTGTACATACGCTGTGCATCTTTGGCATTTCTTACCAATCCTGACACATAAATACGGCCATCTACTTCAAATTCGTTGCCGATTACACGGATCACAGGGATCCATTTACCAGCCCATTCTTGTTCTTGCAAAATTTCATAGCCATTGGACTTCATCCACATGACTTTTTTGACATCTACAGTACGAGATTTAATGGGTTTCAAGCCCATTTGCTTCATATTCTTATCTTCAGGGCTGCCATCGTAAAACGATTGGTTGCCTGGGTACAAATTCAGCTTAGTTGGGGTGTGCGTATAGTAGAAATACTCAACAATACGGATCGTGTTCTCATCAATCCATTGGGATAGGGAAGAATCACCTACACCTTGGGACATAATCGAAGTAATTGGCGCTGCGTCAGGATATTGACGCTCGTATTCTTCTTTTTCTAAGTCTTGGCTAATAAAACACCATTCAGCGTCTTGACCAGCAGGGTCTTGGATCATCGGATCCATGTAAACGCTAAATGCGTTACGAATACGACCTAAACGGATGTCTTGGTCAAAGCTATTATCTGTACAGAACTCGGTCAAAATACGGAAGTAGCCTTCGCCGTATGTCACTTGGTTTTCGCAAGCGGTGTCATACACCACATCGGCGTCAGACATATACTCGATATGGCGAACCATACCTTCAAACACTTCAGCTACTTCGATGTCGCCTTTGTCGTCCGCAGGGATCACTTTCCCAGAGGGTCGGTTTTGACGCTGTTCGTTTGTTACTTGGTGGACGTGCTGTGGCAGTTTGTTGATTGTGAGGCATGGGCGCGCGTTGATTGTCTGTCCTTGGACAGAGCCGCGAGTTGCCAATACGTCAGCAGGCCATTGCCACTGGTTGTCTGGTGATCCCGCCATAAAACGCAAGTCATCTAGCTCATCTTCACGGGATTCAGAATAGGCAGACATCGCCATCTGAAAGCGGTGGCGCATAGTTGCAAGGGCTTCGGAAGCAGTGTTGGATTCGTCGGTTCGCCCCGCAGGGTTACTGCCTACGTCGGCTACTTTGCCGACAATATTCATTGAGGTCTGGTCATATCCCATCTAGTATCCCTATCACGTCTGTTGCGCGCATGATTAAATAATCTTCGCCTTCTACTCTTGTAGCTTGACCTGAAAATTCGCCAAATAAAATATGATCGCCCACTTGGACGTCCATTGGCTCAATTCCGCCTTTAGGCAATAGTTTACCTTTACCTGCTGCCACAATGATACCGCTAAATAACTTATCTTGGGGTAAAACAATTAACTCAGATAGTTTTTCAATATCTTGTTTTACCAAAATGCAATTGCTTAACGGCTTAAAATTCATTTTTTCGTTTTACCTTTAGCTGCTTCACGTTTAACTGAATAGGCGATTGCCACGGCTTGACGAACTGGCTTGCCCGATTTGACCTCAGCGGACACGTTCTTACGGAACGCTTCTTTACTTGTGCTTTTCTTGAGTGGCATTATGACCCCATCCATGAGTTAAAGGCAGCGCCTTGTGATTGGTATGTTGATTTACGGATTATATTCTTAGATTCCCGATGTGCAACAGGAAACGCAAAGGTCAGCGCTATAGCGTCTGCCGAGTCAGGTGAAGCCAAGCCCCGCGCCTTCATCTCTTTCTTACTTTCCAAGAAGATCGCGCCCTTACTGTCAGGCTTCATCAGGGGTGAGATGAGGTCAGTCTTGAGTGTCTTTTCTTGCGGGATGCTTGCTGCGCGTAGCCATTCCTTCATTTGTCCCCAGATTTGCGCTCTCATGTTGCCATACATCATGGGGTTTTTACTACGGTTGGCGAAGTTCACACCCCGTATCTTGTAACGTTGTTCTTTTAGACGATCCACCACACCAGCGCCTAGCCCACCTTCGTCAATGGCTACTACTGCTGGCTGATACTGCTCGATCGCCTCAATCACATGGCCAACGACGGTCATGGTGTCATCGCCCTTGTACTTGCGTATCTCCACGATGTCCCTGCCCTGGCGTACGGCGATGACAGTTGAGTCACTACCGAAGCGGGCTGGATCAACGCCGATGACGATGGGCGCGGAGTCGTCTTGCCACTTGGCACGGCGCATGGCTTCGTCAACTAGGGATGACGGTATGAACTGATCGTCACCTTCCGATGGGAACGAACCGTACACCTCAACGTGCGCTTGGTAGGAGTCAGGGCCGTATTCTTCAATGATCTGGTTGTACACGTTCTTGTCGGTGCCTTCTACATCTCTAGCGTCAACCTGCCTAGATTGCCAAAAGTCCCGTTTGCTACCTTCGATCGCTTCGTAGAAGTAGCCCGTGTTGCGACGCGGGTTAGAGAAGCAACACCAAAAGCGGTTGGGTGTGTTCTCTGTAAAGAAGCCCGATGTCACCGCCCAGATGGAGTCGTCAATACCTGACGCTTCATCAAACACGACCATTACCCCATCGTAGTTGTGAACACCCGCGAACGCGTCGGGGTTCTCAGCCGACCACAATCTACCTTCCAAGTTCCAATATCTCGTACCCTTCTTGAGGTCACGCTCGACTAGCTCAGTCAGCCATTTGGCAGGCATCACACGCGTTGCTGAGATTTCCCACCAGTAAGTGTTCACTGACATGGACGACCACTTAGTGATCTCGGCCCAGGTAACACTTCTGAGTTGGGACTCGCTATTAGCAGACACGATGACCGTGGCGCCTATCCTTGTTGTCATCATCCATAGCACTAGCCAAGACACTAACGCCGACTTACCAATACCACGACCAGAGGCAATCGCTAATCTTAAGACGTCGAAGTCAACCTTGCCGTTGTTGCGCTTGATGTGGTCTGCCAAGTCAGTCAAGACCTGGCGCTGCCACTTGCGTGGGCCACTGAAATGCTCAAGCGGTGTGCCTTGTTGCCCCCAAGGGAAGGCAAACATCACAAACGCTAGTGGATTGTCTTTAATGGCAGGTGACCATAACCGTGCCTTGAGTTTTGTTTCTTCTTGCGCGGGTTAGGGGGTGTTTTGCTTTAGGCTGCTTTAATTTTCTCTTTGTTTGGTATTTTTTTAAATTCGACTTCTTGTGGTTCCTCATTTGGCGTAAGGCGTTGA